TTAGTTATGATTACGCTCTAGGCTTCCCCAAAGGCTTTCATAAATTCACGTTCAACTTGATTGGTATAGGCCATGTCCTTGCCATAGCGCGGATCAGCGACCATAGCATCAAGATCTGACCTGGTGTATGTGTTGCCCTCCTGGACATCTAGTGTCGGAATAGGCGACTCATTGTAGGACTGTCGGATCTTGTTAATGGCATTAATGAAATGGCCATTGGATGAAGCGTCTGCTAAGGCTTCAACTTCATTGTTGCTGAGAACACCAGAGCGGCCAAGTTTAGTCAACCATCTCTCAGTTTCCTCAATGATCTTATCAGCCCCACGGCCCAGTTTCGCCATCTCTTCTTGACGTGTGGTCTGGGCCATCTGGGTCATATCGGTCATGCCCTGCATATACATCTGGGCGATTTCATTAAACGCATCCTGGGAGATGCCATGCTTCTTGGCTACTTCTACATAGCCCTGGAGCATTTCATCATCTTCTGGAACGCCAGCCTCGGTCATGACATCCATTGCATAGTCGCCATCTTTCGGGGCTTTGTGCAAACCCTGAGACATCTTTGTGCGGATTTCATTATAGGCTTTGAATACACCCTCAACATCAGGGCCATCATTGTCAGACCAAAATTGTTGTGGGATCCAGTCTGGTCTTTCACCCCAGTCTATCGGCTCTTCTTCTACGGCCTGGGTTTCAAGATGAGGCATTGCCTCAGGATCTTGTGGGGTTTCTTCATCTACTTTGATATTTAGAAGATTTGATTGCTCTTGGTTATCGGTTTGCGGCTCATTGGTATTTTCCTCTGAGTTATCGCTCACGGCCAAATTTTCATCATTCATAGGTTACGACCTCTAGTTATACGCCTCTCTATTTCGCGGACAATCGAGTTCTGACCTTCCCGTGCAAAACCATGGGACGCATCCTCACCTGGATACCAGGTCGGCTGTTCAATGGTTGTCTTGCGTAGATGTTCTAAAACTGTTTGCCCTTCTTTCGTGGAGAAGCACCGCACGAAAGCCATGTCCAAGTCATCACGATCTGTATGGCTTGGGTTTAAGGTTTGGAATACACTTTCATCGCTCATTGTTGAGGAGCCCCCTGTTGTTGCATTTGAGCCATGGAGTTTTGCATCTCCTGAATTATAGCCTCACGCTGTTCTTGATTGTTGATGATTGAGCGTGGAACCGCCATCTTGTCAATGATGTAGTCAATCATAGCGTCCTGGTTGATTGCTACCTGGCCCATAGGTCCGGCCCCTGCGGCAATCTGCATAAACTGTAAGACGTTCTGCAAGTCATCCATGTTTTGCGCCTGAGCCAATGGAGACACGGGGATAACGCGGACTACCTTGCCATCAGCCTTCAATGGCATATCAATGATGTTCTGCTCATCCATAACATACAGGATCCGATTGACCATAGGCATCATACATTCGGTTATGAGACGACCATAGGCCGCGCCCAAGTTGGCTGAGAGTTCCTTCATGCGTTCCACGATTTCTGTTGCCGACCTGGCGGATTGTGTGTCCAGGGGCAGAGTATCGTCCAGGAGCATTTTCTTGATGCCCATCACCAGGTCATTGATAACCAACTGGCCTACGTTAAAGTCAGCCGCAGAGCGCAGTGGCTGAAGACTTGCGCCGCTTGGGCCTCCATTCCGTGCCACGGGGATAATAGCACCAGGAGCGATGGTGATGTTCTGGGGATTCAACACCCCATCATCGGCGGCAGTATAAACCCCAGCCACTGCGATAGAGGCGTTCTTCAACACCAACTCTTTAACCTTGTTGAGCGTCTTGATATCCGGCAGTGCGCTGACCAAAGGCCCACGGCCATAGACTTCGCCAGCAACCTTCATATATCTAGCGACAATCCAGGGGCTGACTTCCATAGTCCGGTAGACAATCTCTTCTGCGCCAGCGGCTTTTTTATCTTTCTGGTAGATCAAATGATAGCAGTAAGTCTGCATCTTCTCAGACCAGACAGTAGCCTCAAGGAGTTCGATTTCTTCCTCCGGCTTATCCATCATCTTTCGTTGAAGTTCATCAGACAGTTGAGCATCAGGCCATTGACGCTGGATAACGTCCAGGCGGATACGCATCTTGCGATATACGTTATCAACCACGCCATGCGGCCCCTCTTCCAGGCTCACCAAATATTGCGGCACGGCTGTAAAGCGTACTGGTGCATCTCCATCGCCTGGCTGAATAAGCATGACCGCAGTGCCAACACAGAGATCTAGCAGAAACTCTGACATTGCCAGGTCAAAGTTAGTCTGCCGAATGACATCAAACATTTTGCTAGTATAGATATCCAGAGCCTGGCCTATCTCTTCTTTGCGATCACCAGGGACTTCGTTGCCAGGCTGAAGGCGGCACCAGTTCCGGTATGGTGGAAACAGGGCTGACTGAATACGGTTAGCAAAACGCTGAGTTGAGTTAATAGCAGTCGCATCAAAAACCTTTGCCATTTTGTCTTGGCCTGGTGTCTTGCCTTCATAAAAGCCGGAGTAAAGGTTACGTTGCGGCAGAGCAAACTCATAGCATTGCTCATAGATTGTGCGCCATTGCTCTTTACGGGCGTCAGCTTTCTCGGCCCGTTTGGAGATCTCTTGTGGGGTAAGTTTATCAGCCATTCTTCAACCTCTTAGAAATTGCCGCGCTCTTCTTCCTAGCGTCAGCTTTTGACGATGCTCCCCAGGCTTGCAACGAAAGAAGCAACCTTGTGGGTCGGCCTTTGCTGTCGCGCTCAGGACCAGGGTTTCCGGCCATACGAGCCAAGAAAGAGGCGCGGCGCGGATTGTCCCCCTTCTTAACAGGAGGCTTGAGGTTAGCCCCTTCCTTGCGATTAAAATACGCACGGCCAGCGGCATTAAGTCCGCCAGAAGGGTTCTGGTGCTTTTTCAGCGTCATGACTTAGCGGCCCTCATGTTATCAACCAGATTTGGATATTTGCGTCCACCTTTACGGGCCATGTCCATAGCACGTTTCTTCTGGGCCTTAGAGAGCCCTTGAGGCTTACCTAAACTTTTTGGACGGGGCTTGTTCCATACTTGCTTCATATCAACCTCCTAGCGTCTGTTGGATGCCTTTAACAGCGTTTTGTCTTGTAGGTGATAGTAACAGGCGATACGCTGAACGACCACGGCGGCGTGAGCGAGATGCGGCAGAGGCAACGGTCTTGGCCTGAGTCTCAGATGCCTTGAGCCGTTCTTCCTGTTGTTTCAACACGGCCTCTTGTTTATCCATAGCCGCCTTCTGAGCCTCCTCAGCTTTTGCCATTGCGGCTTTTTGGGCTGGCATCATTTCGCCATAGAGAGCGGCTCTACGCTCATCCTTATCCATACCAGTCACAACATCAAAGGCTTCAGTAAGTTGTTTCTTAACCAACTTCTCGCCAGCTGTTCTTACTTTCTTAACAACAGCACTCATATCAGCCTCCTAGCATACCGCTAGACCCTTTAATCCCAGTCTGGGCATCAGGTCGCATAGAAGATAGCAAAAGACGATATGGGCCACGTCTCCGCGCCTTGGCCGTAGCCTGGGCCTTCTTCATAGCTGATTGCTCTTGGGATAACAGTTGCTCTTCCTGTTTCTCCAGGATAGCTGTCTGTTGTTCCATTGCCTGAGTCTGCATCTCAATCGACTTAGACATATCCGGCATCTTTGGGGCTCTAAATAAAAAACTCATTCGTAAAACCTCGCCATCACATGATAGTCACTGCCATCTGGCCCATACTTAGCCAAAGTAGCTTCTTTCTTAAAATACAATGTTTCAGCAAATCGTATAGACTGTAAGTGACGTGAATGAACCATGAATTGAAGTCTCCGCAGTCCCATAGCAGTACCAATGTTCTGGAAAAAGCCACGCCCTGCCCTTACCAAAGGTACTGGCGCAGTATTAATACGCTTGCTTGGGGCCATCCAGGCCTCACCAAATCCATCCCAGAATGGCACCACTCCAAAAGAAATAAACAACTTATTCTTATACATCAGGCTAAAAGATGGGTTCCCTTCCGCTTGAGCCTTAATATACATCGGAAAATCGGGAATATGCTTGGATACTTCTTTTGTTGTATCAGTCAAATCCATCATATGAATATGCCCATAGTGGAACTCAACGGCCCTCAGTCCCGTCCACTCAGACACTTGTTGCAAATTTACCATACACTAAAATCCAACTTAGCAACGGTAGGAGTAAAGTTACGATTGCCAACACCCCTGGTAATACGCCTATGCTCCCCAGCCCCCAATAACAAATACCCAAACGCATCCCCAACGTGCGATGAGTCATTCTTATTAGGCGCATCCCGAAACCTGTCAGTCCCACCGCTAATCCCAACACGCTTGAAGTGATATCCTCCAGCCAAAGCCTTACGCAACCTGGTACATCTAGCATTAACCCGTAAGCCTGGCTTACCATCAACAAGCCTCAACATAGGAGCGGCACCAGCTTCGCGCCGCACCTGGAAGTCGTTTGACGCAGTAGGTTGAGCCTGGAGGCCAATCGTCCGTAAATGGTCAAAAGCCGTGACTTCAAAGATCTCATCACGCTTCATACCAGCCGGATCCCCCCAGACCTTAACCTCCGCTTTCGGATACTTCATA